CATTTTTACCATATCCAGACTTTATTCAATCAGTTAAGATATTAGACTATAAAAGATTAGGAAAACAACGTGTTGAGACATTTCAAGTTCTTAATATATTACTTGACAGAACGCCTACGAAAGGTTGGCGTAACCATCCAGTTACTCGTATGTGGACTGGGTACGAAGAAGCGTTAAAGCTTTATCAAAATTTTACTATCCTTGAATGGATAGACAGAGGATATAATAATACGATGAAGTTTGAGCACGTAGACCACTCTGCGCTAAAATACCCTGAATGGTTTGGTCAAGAGGAGTTTCATAAATCACACAGATCTAATCTACTTAGAAAAGATTATGAGTATTATTCTCAATACTTTGACGAACCAGCTGATTTAGAGTATCATTGGCCAGTATGAGTATCACTGTTTACCTAGCAGGTGCTATGGATTATGTTGGAGAGTACGCCACAGGTTGGCGTAAAGAAGCAACATTTCTTTTAACCCAGAGAGGGTATAAAGTTCTTGATCCAACTTCTATACCAGAAGATTATTCAATGCAGCCAGAAGAAATTGCACAAAAAAATCTGTTTATGCAGAAGAAATCTGATTTATTGCTGGTAGAATATATGCTAGAAGATAGAGCTTACATAGGCACAGATTTTGAAATGGCATGGGCGAAAATCCACGGCCAGCCATGTGTGGTTATGTGCTCTAGTCAAAATAAAGATCGTCCATATATGAAATATATGGCCACAAAGCTTGCAGATAACCTGCAGGATGCGATAGAATATATTGCAGTACATTATCCAACTAAATAACAAAAAGGAAAAACAAATGTCAGATAATAAGTTCAAATACTTTACTGTCACTACAACTACTCTTGTTAAGGCAAATAACAAGAATGACGCCCAGAAGCTTGCTCTTGGTCGTCGTGGAGTAACAGGAGAGGTCATGTTCCACGATGTGGAGATTGAGCGCATTTCTGCTGTAGAGGCACGCGAGCAGATCGAAGCCTGATTATATTTATAGTGTTTGACGGGGAGGGTTGCACCACGCAGCCCTCCCCGTAGCTATTAAGGACAAAAATATGATATATGCACAAATGGTTGGAAGAAACGAATCCAATAGATTTTTAGAAGATGTTCTTTCTAGACTTTCTTCTCAGGTAGATAAAATAATTTTTACTGATGACTGCTCAACGGATAATACGCCAGAGTTAGCATCAAAATATGCAGAGGTGTTTTCAACTCCAGAGCCACTTTTTGCCACACATGAAGGACAGCTCAGAGCAAACGCTTGGGGCAATCTATCTAAGTACGCAAAGCCTGGAGATTGGGTTATAGCTATAGATTGTGATGAAAAGTTATTTCATGTTGACGATCTTAATATAGATAAAGTTCTATCTAAGTCAGAATATGATGTTGTAAACGTTCGTTTCTATCACATGTGGAACGAATCTCAATACAGAGTAGATAAGCTATGGGCTCCAAATAACTCTTCAAGAATCTTTAGGTTTAAAGAAGACGGTGCCTTTTTAAATAGAGCACTTGCGTGCGGTTCAGAGCCAACCTACGTTCAGCAATGGATAAAAAATAGAAATTATTGGGTACACTCAGGTCTCGTAATGCAGCATCTGGGTTATATTAATGACGACGACAAACAATCAAAGTTTGAAAGATATTCAAAGCTAGATGGAGGAAAGTTCCATAATATTAATCATATAAATTCTATAGTAGATTCAGATCCTGTACTAATTAATTGGGGAAACTTCGGTAAGTAAAATGAAAGATTCAATAAAAATTTTAGATCCAGTAAAGTCAATAATAAGCTTGACAGAGAAAATTGAGAGTAAGAAAAAGTTTGCGTATGTAAACATTTCTAGATCGGCTATTAATGTTCTGAACAATAGTTCCGAAAAAAAGCCACCAAAATACTTTATGAAATCTCTAAGCAAGTGTGTATCTATTCAGGATGATAACTTTTTAAAGGCTGTTCCTAGTGAGTTTTCTCAGGATATAGAGAATGGAAAACTCTCATCTTTGGGCATAACTCCAGATGGAACATATTATGATGCGGGAATGTTTGAGTATTTCTTCAATACAAAGAAAGACGTTGTTGACATTTTTTTAAATCATTATATTAAAAATTCTAAGAATGTTATTCTTACTTTTCATGATCAAAAAACAGTTCAAAAAATGTTTGGTCAACACCAATATGTAATTACAGTTCCTTACAATAATTATTACGACAAACTAGACTCTATAGTTGCGCAAGTTTGCGAATTTGATGACGGTGTAGATAACTGCATTTTAGACTGCCCTATGCTGGGAACTGCGATAGCCCCTAAGATATGGTCTGAGATGAATATGTCTATCATAGACTTTGGAAAGGTTGTCAGCTCTGCTAAGTTTTTGTATAACCAAGATAGAAATTCTAATAGAAAAGACTTTGAAAAAAAGCCGTTTAGAAAAAACTATGAGAAAAGATAATTGGGAAGAAGAAGTAGATAATACTGAATTAATGATAGACCTTTTGTTTGAGACAAGCATAAGTGTTTCTGATATAGCAAAAGAAGTTGGATGGCCAGTATCAAAGGTTAACCAAAAAATAAATCAGCTTGGTCTTTCTTGGTTGAAAAATTCTAGAAAAAAAATGTCAAGAGGACAAACTGCATTGACATTGATAATGAAGAAACTGTTACCAGGTGAAGACATAGTTAATGAATTTTATTTAGATGATAAGCTTAGGCTAGATGTATATTGTCCAAGCTATAAGCTAGCTGCTGAATACCATGGTCGTCAGCACTTTTACTATACGTCTAGATTTTATGAATCAAAATATGATTTCATTGACGCCCAAAACAGAGATCAAAAAAAGATAGATTTGTGTAAGCAAAATGGGATTGCGCTAGTTGTATTTAGGTATAATGATAGACTAACAGAAGATGCAGTTTTTGACCGCATGCTAAGTGCTATAAAAGATTCTCCTTACATCAAACAGGAAAAAGTAAAAAATAGTTTGTACGATACAGACTATTACAAAGCTTTTAAAAAGAAAAGATCAGAAGAACGAAAGAAAATGTATAGGGAAATAAAAAAGAAGAGAAGAGATGACAACAGAAATAGTTGAAGAAAATCTAGATACACCAATTGAGTATCAAATCTTTGCCCTATGCCTTAGAGAACAAGACGCCATAGTAAGATTTAATGAGGAATTGCCTGCAGATATTGTTGGAATTAATCATGGTCAAAAAGGAATACATGAGTTTTATTGCGCACTACTTGAGTACTACAACGCAACAAAACTTCCGATAGTAGATCCAATAGGGTTCAGAAACTGGCTTGAATCAGAAACAGACATAAGAGAAGGTCTTGGCGGAAATGCTGGAGTTTCTGTTATGATGGACCTTTTGGCCTCTCTTGATCTTTCTACTGTAGATTCCGTTGTGCAGATTGTTAAGTACAAAGCCAATAAAAGAAAGCAGCTTGATTACCTGCAAGAGCTTCAGATAATACTCAATCAAAAAGGCGCAAAGTCTGACAAAGATATAGCTAGAATAAATTTAATTACTTCAGAAATAAAAGAGTTAGAAAATACACTAAACTATAATCCTCTTGAAAAGCTCACCACTGGTTATGATATATCTAAAAGAGCAGAGTCACTATTAAATATTCCTAGCTTTCTTCCAACCCAGTTTAAATCTTTAAACAGAGCCATGGGCTATACTGATGACGGTGGGTTTTATAAAGGTGCAGTCCATGCCATCATTGCGCCATCAGGCAAGGGGAAAAGCACCTTTGCAAAATGTTTAGTAAATAATTGGGTTGAGAATGGTCACACTGCTTTGTACGTTAACTTTGAAGAGGCTGTTGGCCACTGGGAAAGAATATTAATGACTCAGGTTATTGGTAGAAATGTTTATTTAGAATCCGAAAATTGGACAGAAGAAGATAAGAAAAAATACCTAGGACAGTTTACATCTAAGCTTGAAGAGTGGGGCGATAAATTAATGGTGCGCCATGATCCAGATACCCCGTATTTTGAAGACCTTGAAAGATGGCTTAGAGACATAGTAGACTATGCAGAAACCCCAGAGGTAGTTGTTATTGACACAATTCAATCTATGTTTACCAAAGGCGGAAAAGGTAAACCAAGATGGGGCGAGTTTGAAGAAATGATGGTTAGATTAGAAAAACTAGCAAGAGATATGGACTGTGTATTGATCATTACAGCACAAGAAAACTCTAATAGAATGAAAGAAAAAAGAGAAGTTGTTCAACAGTCTGACACTGGTGGATCTCTAGCTATTCAACAGAAATGCGCTGTAACAATATTTATAACAGAGAAAAAACTTATAAGCGGTGATGATTCAGAAGATGAAAACATCATGCAGCTACAAATACCCAAGAATAGAATTACTGGTTCAAGCTTTTTATATAATCCTCCTTTGGTTAGATATATAGATTCAAAAAAGATATACGAAGAGTATGAGCCAGTTACCCAAGAAGATTATGACACTAGCTCTTTGCTAGATGACCTATTAGATGATGGTGATTTTGACATATGAGAGAACTAAGAGTAGATTCAATTAAGGATTATCAAATATGTGCCCTTTTGTACAAGTACAGACACGACGAGGGCATGTCAGAGACTATTCATTCAAGAGATTTAATAAGCACCAGATTTGAAAATACGATTAAAAGTATTATAAATTATTTTTTTTATAAAAAACAAGGAGGCCTTGTTCCGTCTTATTCATCATTATTAAATAGATGGGAAAAATTATGGTTTAGTAAAGACGTAACTTCTTACGACATAATACATGAACAACATGAAAGTTTTTATGGCAATACAGCTAGCTTGACATCAAGAGCTGCTGCTGTCCTTCTTGAGTTTTACAATGTACATGGAGAATCTAATGCAATTCCTTTAGCTATAGATGAGAGTTTTCACTTACCAGTTGATAAGCATAGTAAGGTAAAAGGAAAATTTGACTTAATAACTTTTGATGGATCT